GTGAGGGTGTTCATGGTGAAGGTGAACCCACCGTTATCGATCAGGCCGAGCTTGAATTCCTTGGCAACACTGTTCAGGTCAGTCACGTCGATTTCAGATGCCTGGCCGTCAAAGCCGCTGAACGTCGCCACTTCCGAAATGGCTGTGAACGTCACCGGTGTGGCCGTGCCGCCCGATGTGTAGGCAGTGAAGGCGCTTGAATCCACACCAGACAGCGAGAACGTGTTGGCCGTCACATACTCGACCGAGTAGGTGTTGGTGTTGAGCTGCGTCATGCCACCGACTGCGGCAATGGTAACGCGATCACCTTTGGCAAGGCCGTGAGCCGTGCTGGTGCAGATGCAAGGGTTACCCTGCGTGATGGCGGTGATCGTCTTTGCCGCGCCAGTGCCAGTTGACACTTGGAGCGTTGTGCCTTGAGCACTGATTGCGGAAGAACTCATGATGATTTCCTTTGAATAAAAAAACCGCTCAATCAAGAGCGGACTAAACTGACCAGAGAGAAAACTCCACGATGACGTGGTACAAGTCCAGACCGCCCTCTACAGGGCCGTCCAACGTGTTGATGCAAACACCCTTGAAGGTGGTTGCTGACGCCATAGCGGCGCGGACCAGGGTCGCTACCGCATGAGCGTTTGAATAGGACTTTGACCAGCAGTCGATCTGCAGGCGCGTGTTATCGCAGCCAGACCAACCGCCGAGACTGTTTTGCGGGGCGTTGTAAACCTCGGAATAGACCAGGTACGGATACGCAATCTGCGCCTGCGCGATGACCGGGAAAATCCGCTCCCCGACCAGTGCGGCAAGTGCAGTGTTTCCAGACAACGCTGTATAGACGAGCGAACCAATACTCATGATGCCTTCACCCGTAATTTCGCCGCAGCGGCCTCGATTCGCTTGCCGAGCGCCAACTTGATGGCGTCAGCCGTTGCGAGTTTCTTGGCCTCAAATGCTGTCCGCATAAATGGTTTCTTGCTGATGAATTTCGTGCCGAACTCAAAGAAGCGCCAGTAAAAGGCATTTCCTGACCCCTTGCCTTTTGCACGCACACCGATGCTCACCGTGGCCGTCGCATCTGTATGCTTGACGCGCCGAACCATGATGTTTCTCGAAATGTTGCCGGGCTGGACAAGTTCCTTGCCGCGACCAACGTGGTGCGGCAGTTGTGATTCGTTCAGCTTCAACGCCCGCGCCTTGGCGTCCGCGATCATTGACTTTCCGCCATCCCACAGCGCCTGGGTCAAGACCTTGCCTTGCAACTCCTTTGGCAACTGACGCAATGCGTACTGTAATTCCTTGAGGCCGTGGATCGTGACTTCATCCATCGCTGCGGCCCTCGACGCATTCCAGCACCGTCCAGCGGCCGCGCTCTTCCAAGTTCATGCAGCCTGTGATATTGAATTTGCGACTCTTGAACACAATGCGATGCGCCGCAGCTGTTTGCGGGTCATCGAATAAAGCCCGGTGCCGGATCGTGATCCTGTGGCTCACAGACGCTTGATACTGGTCAGCCTGCAACTGTTCTTTTGCCTGGTATGGCTCAACCTTCGCCCAAGTCAGACCAACGCTGGTCCAGGTCGTTGTCTGCTGGCCGTAGGCGTCAACAGTGGTGCCGCGCGCCTGAATGTCGATCTGGTGGCGCAAATGGCCGGCAGAGATTCCGAACATCAGTACACCACCACCCGGTACGGGTCCAGCAATCGGTCAATATAAGGGTGTGTTTCCACCGTTCCGCGCACACCCATGACCACCGCAGCATCGTTCTCGCACTTGTCGGAGATATGCATCAGCATCCAAGACTTGATGCCTTTGGGGACAAGCTCACCCGCGTCGTCATAGCCAGCGGTAAAGCTGACCTCGACGGCGTTGATGCGGTTCTGTGTGTTAGGCCATGTCGTATTCGGCGCCGGTGTCACTCGCGCAGGCTCGCTTACGTTGTCCACAATGTAGGCAGATGGCGAAAGTGTTTGTTTCACGCCGTCGGCATCGTAATACTTGATGCTATCGACCGTTTGCAACGGTGGCATCGGGATCGTGATTTCGTACTGTGTTTTGCCTTCAGGCTTCAACACTGTTAAAGGCCCTGGACCAACGCCCCACGCGGGGCCATACCAATTTGCGCTTGATGTTTCCAGACCCGGGGCAGGGAATTTGTCCAGAGTCATCAACCAGGACTGTGTGACCAGTGCGCGGCGGCAAATCTGCTCCGCTGCCTCACGGGCCTGCCCGATATAAATCTCGATAGCGCTGTCCCGACTTATGTCGCCGGCGTCCAGACGCAGGTGTTGCCGCACACTGTTGTCTGCCACGTTCAGCGGCTCAGCAACCGGCGCGGTAATGAGTTTCAGTGCCATGTTTGTCCAATAGAAAAGCCGCCCGGTTTAGTGGGCGGCTTGTTTCAACTTGCCATGGATCAGGGGTTCGGCGTGGGCGAAAGCGTGGGCGCACCGAGCAGGGCTGTCACGCCAAAGATGGCGCTGCCACTGTTTGCGGTGGGCGTCACGGTCAGGCGCACATAACGCTTGGCCTTGAGGTAGCCGATCCGGCGCACGCCGTTGTCGCTGTCGAACTGGAAGCCCGCGTCAGCCAGAGCGCCCTGCAGGTTGGTCGCGGTGACCGCGGCGGTGTCAGACAGGTTGGCAGCGTCGCCATGTTCCATGGTGACGGCAAAGGTCGCGTCAGCATCCGCGATTGCGCCGAGCGTGATCAGGAACTCGCACTGCGCGTAGCCAAAGGTATCGATAATCGCGCTGACTGCAGCGGTATTGTCAGCAACGGATGCCGGCGCAATAGCGGTGACGGCGTGGATGTTATGCAAGTTTTGCATGTTGGTAGTCCTTGTATGTTTTGAAATGGGGCGACTGCTACGCCGCCCCGGTTTCTTTAGGATGTGCCGAACTTCAAGGCCTTGACGGCTTCGGAGTTGACCAGTGCACCACCGACCCGCTTGGTCGTGTAAAAGCCGATGTACGGCTTGTTGCTGAACGGGTCGCGCACGACGCGGGTGCCGATGCGGTCCACGATCAGGTACGCCAGCTTGAAGTTACCGAAGGCCAGCGACAGAGAATTGGCTGCTTTGGCCGCCATGTCTTCTGCCTCGACCACCGGGTAACCAAGGATCGTATCAGCCACACCAGGAGCGCTGGTCGGATTGAATACATAGCGACCCTGGTAGTCCTTCATCGCCATGATTTCAAACAGCAGCGCCTTGTTGGTCACGAAGTTGGAGCCGGCGCGATAGGCCGCCTTCATCTTGCTGACCAGTGCGTACAGGTCATCCACCGGGTTGACGGTGGCAGAAAGCGTCTTCCATGCACCAGATGCACCGGTTGCCAGATGCTCGATGGTTCCGAAAGCCCGGGTAGCGTCAGCAGTCGCTGCGGTGGCGCCAGCCAAGAAGCCTGTGGGCTTGTTGGTGCCGTCGCCAGTGATGAACGCTGCGCCTTCTGCGCGTGCGAACTCGGTTGCGACTTCCGATGCAAGCCACGACTCAGCGTTGAAGAACACGTCGTCGAGCATTTGCTGGGTTGCCTGCGGGTTGGCATACAGTTCGCCCATCGTCGGCTTGATGTCGGCCAGCGTCGATGTGTTGGTGGCCGTGCGGGCATCGGTTTCGCCGACCCAACCGGATGCAGTTCCGCGCTTGTTGACCAACTTGTGGTAGTCGGTCGTGCTGATCTGCACCACCTGGGCGATGGAGCGGATCGGGCTGATGTTTACAGCCAGCGAGTCAATCATGCCGTCGATGACCTTCGGCACAGCGTAGCCGCCGTCCGCACCGCTGTTGGTGCCCCAGGCGTAGGCTTTGGCTTCCAGATCAGCCAGGCCGTCGATCTTGCCCTTGCGCATGAAGCTGTTGAAGGCTTGCTTGTGCTCTTGCTCGGCTTCGTTGACGGGCTTGCCATCTGCTGAGAAGTTGGGGCGCTTGGCCTTGGCTTCGAGGGTCTCGATCAGCTTCTTGGCCTCGGCCATTTCGGTCTGAATCTTCTCGATCTTGGCGAGGTGGTCAGCGCCGGATGCGCCCTTGGCCAGGTCGGCCAGCTTGGCGTCGTTGGTGGATTTGAATTCGGCGAAAGCACGGTTGGACGCTTCGATTGCGTCAAGAATCTCTTTGCTCATGATTATTTTCCTTGGGGTGGACGAAAAAAAACCGTCGGAAGGACGGTGTGGGACGGGTGGCTAAACGTCAGGCAAAAAGTGCCCGGCGCTTCTCCAGTAGCGAGGTGATCGCTTTCAATTCAGCGCTGTCATCGCCTGCGTTGCGCAGACTCAATGCCTTGAGCGTTGAAATAAAGGCTTTCGCCTCTCGACGAGATAAGCCACCGGCGTCGCGCAGGTAGTTTTCAGCGCTCGTCAGGTCGCTGATTTCTGAAATTGACTTGACGGCGCTCACGCGAGCGCTGTCGTTCATAGGGAATGTGACCAGGCTGATCTCGTACAGGTCAGCTGATTTGATGGTGCGAATGCCGGTTTTGGCGTCATAGTCAAAGTCTTTGGTTATGTAACCGATCGACAGGCCGCTGATAGCCTTCATTTGCATCAATTCGTAGGCCTCGGCGCCGCGCTGGGTCTTCAGCGCCAGCTTCCCCTCGACATACAAGCCAAGTGGGTCTTCCTTGACGGCTGTGTAAGCGCCGATCGGTTCGCTGGCCTTGTGTTGCCACAACAGCGCCGGCATTTGCGATTTGCTGGCCAGTGCAGCCAGGCTACCGGCAAAGGACCCAGGCGAAACAATATCGTCACCCTCATCGAGCACACCATAGACG